GAAATAACTTACGCTTACTTAATTCTTCTTGACTAATTGAAATTTGCAATTTAAAAAACTACTCCTTAATTTTCACTACTCTCCAACCTTTAATAGTAGTAGTATTTACTAATATTTCTGCTGTTGATTTAGTATGTGTTCTTGCGATTACCTTACTTTCTTCATTTAGAACGGCATAAGGGAGCCCGCCATCTATTTCAAATACGCTGAAATCTCTTCTTTGAAGAATTTCTTCTTGTACATCGTAAATAACTTCATCACTGATTTTAGATGGTGTACTTTTATTTATAGGCTTAAAAGCCTTGTCAGGATTAATTTTGATTTTTTCTTGATATTTTTTTGGTTCTGGTTTATAGTTATTAATAAAATCATAACATTCATCATAATGTCCCATCTTTTTATCCTTATGTAAATTAACCAATATAGTTTGATTCTTATAAAAATTTATCCATGAATCATCGAATAGTATCAAAATTTCTTTCCGTTTGTACCTTCACGAGCTTCTGGCTTATGGTCTGCTCGTTGTTTATTATAAGCAATTTTTTCGATGATGGCACCACCGATATCATAATTATACTTGCCAGCACGATCTAGAAGGCGGATGATGGCATCAGCAATTTCGACTTCTACCATTGGACGATCCTTAAGGTGATCATCCATAAGATTCTTGCGAGTACCTTCTAATGATTCTGATAGCTCAGAATGCTCTAGGGCAACCATAGAAGCCTCTCGAATCTTTTCGAAGTATGTGACTAGCTCTGGTTTTCTTGCCAGTAGGAGAACTTCCTTGACAGTGTCGTCAATTTTGTGCCAGCCGGATGCTACAGCATTTTCATGAACTTCATCACGAAGATAATTAATAACTTGACTCATTGAATGTGTTGAAATTGGATTAGACATTATTTTCCTTATATAGTTTTTCTAATTCGTTATTGAAAAATTCATCTTGAATTTTTTTCCAAGATTCATAGCTTTCTTTACCTGATGAATCTACTAAACATAGACCATTCTCAATTGTGGATATACATATACAACTTCCACTTCCGCATGGCATAAGACAACGTATTGGCATGATATTAACCACATAAAATGGTGGCTTACGACCATCCTTGACAAGTTGGTCGTAAGCCTTTTTTAGTTGATTTTTAACTTTCAAGTTACACTCGTTTCTTCAAAGAGTGTTGTAAACTCTTCGATTTCGACAGGAGCGTAACCAATTGCCTCAACACAGATATTGTGTCGATTTGCAATCTTTGGCATATGAGTATCATGAACATGACCGTACAGATGCACGGAGTTATGAAACTTCTTATTCCAACTTTCGATGGGATAATGCATCATTACCACAAATCGACCGTTATGGTTGAATTCATGATAATCCTTCACAGTTTCCCAACCAAGATTACGATTTACTGTATGATCATGATTTCCTCTGATCAGAATCTTACGGCCCTTCAGTTGAGCGAAGATGCCGGTATCCTGCTTGTAGAAAGAGAAATCGCCGTTGTGGATGACCAGATCGTTAGGACTCACCACGGAATTCCAAGCCTCAACCATCTTGACGTCCATTTCCTCGACAGAAGCGAAAGAACGGTTACAGAACTTGATGATATTAGCATGTCCGTAGTGAGTATCGGAGATTACAAATGTTTTCATTTTTTCTTTCCTTTTGAAAATAGTAAGGGATATTTCAGTCGGAATGTTCCACCGGCACTGTACAAGGCAGACTGAAGAAATTGAACAACATAAAAATGCTCATTAAGATCATTCAGTCTATCCAAATCAGGCCAGCTTCCCCACATTTTAGCAAAATTCTTTAGATAATTAATTGTGTCTTGTGAGCAGTCGGTTCCATATAGTACACCATAGATGCACCATTTACAAGCCTTTAAATCTCTAGGATCAAACAATTGATTATCATCTTCATCACGAGCCAAGGCTCTTTTACACCACTTATTTTCATCGATAAGAATGAAAAGTACCTTATGTAAATCATCGATCACTATTTCTTTATTCATTGGAAATCCTTAAACATATTAGTAAAAGCATCATTGTTCATTGTATTCATACTCTTAGCAAAATCAGATTTCCTAATATTGTTTATATTTTCAACATCTTCTATATTATACAACTTCATTTTTTTAATATCGATTCCTAGAGTAAATCTTCTATCCTCTCGAATATCTGAATATCGAGTCTTTAACTGAGTTATAAGCAATTGATTTATTGCATCTAATTCTTGTGTACGAACGACAGAAAGAATTAGATCGGCTGTTGCATTCGTACCAAAGGATTCTGAAGTGTCTTCCATGCCGGGGTCCGTTGAACTAAATCCTGCTCGATTAAATTGAGTAGCCGTAATAATAGGAATATCGAATTCTACAGCAAGACCACGAAGTTCTTGACTAATAGATAAAACATATTCATAAAGATTAGACCTACCTTTACTAAGTCTAGATGAACTACAAATATTAAGATAATCAATATAGATAATATCTGGAACAAAATTAGACTTAAGTTTTAGATCATTTAATAGATATCGAAAATTTGCAGAACCAGCTTGACTTGTTGGATATTCTTTAGTCTTAAGACGACCAACAGTATGGCTTTTGATAATGTTAATACTGTTAAGATACGCTTGTCTTTCTAACTTTGTAACATCATCCATGTTAATGTCGATCAGGTGGGCGTCTATACGCTGACCAATCATTTCCTCTGACATTTCCATTGAAATATAGAGAACGTTTTTACCTTCTTTTAAATTATTTGCAGCCATAGAACACATCAACATGGTTTTACCCACATTGACGCCACCCATAAGAATTGTTAGTGTCTTTCTTGAAACACCACCCTTGGTAATCTTATTGAGGATATCAATTCCGAAAGGAACTTTTATTTCTGTTCTATGATAGTAATCATAACGCTTTTCAGCATCATCAAAGTAATCATGACCAATACTTTGATCAAAACTAATTGATAGAGCTTCGTTCAGAATGCCCGGAATAGCGTTATCTGTAAATTCCTTATCTTCACCACTAACAATCTTGATAGATTTCATAAGAGCAATTTGAATAGCCTGCTTTTTACAAAAATCTTCGGTTGTATCAAGTAACCAATCGTAAGAAGTCTTATCGTCTACTGAGAGATTAAGAATTGTTTCTTCTAACTGAGCTTTTGTTTCACCATTTACATTAGAATTATTAGCATCAATAAGTAATGCTTCCTTTGAAGGTGTAGTGTTGTACTTTGAAACATAAGCTGTTACAAGATTGAACAATTCCTTGTTCACCGGATCAGAAAAGTATTCTAACTTTAGATACGGAAGAACTTTTCTTGTGTATTGCTCATTGCACACAAGATTACTAATTATTAATTTTTCGTTATTAATGACATCACCCTTTTAAAAAAAGCATCCTACCGCAATAGGATGCTTTTGTCAAGATTAAACTCTTGATTTTGGAATATAACATCCATTAGGATTATAACCCGGAAAAGCTGACTTCACAGGCTTTTCATCGACCACAATACCTTTCTTACGAAGGTTTGAAATAGTATCATAATTAATGACACCAATCCATGACGGAGCATCTTCACCATTGAAAGTTACGCTAGTTGTCTTGAATGATACGTCTTCACCAAATCCTGTACCTAGACTCTTTTCTTTAGGTTGTTCGACTGATCTAAATTTTGATGATCTTGTAACAGGAACGGAAGCATTACCACTGTAAGAAGATGCTACCATAGGTGCTGATGCTGTATAATTGTTCATACTATTATATCCTGATGCATACACAGGCTCACCAATTGCACAAGCATAATTTTGAGCCATACCAACAAAAGGCGTACCATCAAAATTATTATCGAATGGATAATCTATTGTAGATGCTGGCGTAAGACCATTATGATACTGATATTTAGGAAAAGGTGTACGTGCAACAGGAATATATTTTTCCTTAAAGACCATACATCCTATTACACCTTGATTACCGACATCAACAGCAAATCCTTCCTTCTTAAGGACTTCTACATAGGTAGAATCTTCCTTGTCGCCTTGAGGACGAAACTTGAATTTTGCTGCTACATTATTGTTAATTGTCCTACCGGGAATTGTAATACTAGAATAGGCATCAACAATATAACCTTGTGATTTATGTGATGCAGGCTTACCGTCTGCGACACAAAGACCGTCTACGGAAAATATTACCTTTACTCTTGTGCGTGTTGTATTTTGAAAATAAAGCTCGTAAGTTGATCCTCTACGGCCTTCTATATAAACATCGTTTAAATGTTGATATTCTTTTGTATTATTACCTTTTACTCTTACTGAAAATGAGTAATTAGCATTACGTTCCATCATGTTTTTTCTCCTTACTGCTATGGACTTATGACTGCCAGAGACTTAACCGGGACTATTCCCGGTTTTATTTATTAAAGACTTGAAACGTCTTCTCGTCTTTCTCTCATATAATTATCCCAACTTCTAATAAGATCGGGTTTGTTACCAGAAAATTCTACAACACCATAAGTATTCTTTTTTAAATCTGTTGCAGGATCGAATTGGTGATTTAAGAACATATCCCATCGAGTTGTATAACCTCTATCTTGCTTTCTACCATGAAAGTAGTGTTCAATAGTCTGTGAGACGAAACCAATATTATAATTAGCTGATCTTACGGCTCTGTCTTCCCACATCTTCAATAATTTTGTATAGGATTCAGTTGTTCCTTGAGGAATAGTGGTATCTACTTCACCAATAAGAGCATACGCCATATGATGATCACCACTACCCATTCCACAGAAATCTATTAGACCACCCGTTTCTTCTAAAAACTTTCTTGTATAGGCCCAAACATAACCCGGATGACTATAGTCATACGGACCACCATTAAACTTCCAAAACTTATTTCCATTAGGAATTACAGGCTTTTCTTCATGATAAAGAGAGCAGAATGAACGATGCATCTGAATTGTTTCATCATTTGGCCCTAAATCTAATGCAGTATGCCAAGGCTGAATAACTGGATGGGCCTGCAATGCGTGAACAACTTCAGCAGGCCAATTTCTCTTTCTAAAATGAATATCTGCGTCTGCGACCATAATGTACTTAGCATCATGAGGAAGTCTAGAAATTCCAATATTCATTAAATTTTCTTTATTCCATGCCATAGAATAGGCTCTTACGGGAATATGAGTGATACCGGGAATATCAGTTAATTCCCAATCTCTTTCACCGAAAGCACATTCAACTACATAAACGTTAGTTCCGTCTGCTACCCATTCCGTAATAGCTTTTCTGGCACAGTCAATTCTTGATTTCCATCTTAATGGATTAGAAACACAAGTGACAACGTGTAATAATTCGGCTTTCATATTTTCTCCACTGATTATATTATATTTATTAAGGGATTTCACAATTTCCAGCAACACAAGCCAATTCTTGTGCATTTGTTGTAGAATCTTCTAATTCATATTCTGTAAGCTTTGACCAGTCTACATTTACTGGCATGACTTCGTTCAACTTATTATAATCATCTTCGGTGCATGTGGTAAATGGAGCCTGTTTATAGACGGTAGAACCTTCTTCAGCAGGCAAAAATGAAATACCAGATACAAGATCAAAGTTCTTGTAAACCCATGCGCCGACCTCTAACCATTCACTTTCTTTGACAGAAACGGTAATAGAAGGCTTATGTTCACAAAAATACTTCTGATATACAAGCCAAAGTTCTAGATGTTCGATTGCAGTCAAATTCTTCTTGAATACTGCATCCTTTGAAGACTTGATAGGAAACTTGAAGCATACTACATTATTTGGATCGTAAGCATCCTTTTCATATGGAAAGCCTGCATCGATCATAAATGCAGTCAATGGGTCTTTCTTATCGTTTCTTACATAACGAACATAGAATGGAGAGTGAGCAGGATGAATTCCTGAAGACGTACCGTTCAATGCAGAAGAAGTTCCTGAAGGCTTAACACAAGTAATAGCAACAGAGGAATTAATACCTATTAATGCTGCTAGATCAATATTTGTATGAATTGAAATAGCCTTCAGATCACTTAAGAAATTATCAAGACCAGTTTCATTATAACCATTTGTATAGATATTATCGTAAATACCTGTAAGTGATACACCTAGAAGACGTTCATCTTCACAATTTTTTTGCCATTTCTTATTGATATACTTGAAGTTTGTGAAACAAGATTGAAATGTACCTAGAATTGTGGCTAATCTAATCTTGTTTCTAATGGTTTCTGGTGTATCGTCTTCGTATATTACTACTTCGGTAAGATTACAGAATTCATATGGACGTAGGATAATTTCAGAACAAGGATTTGTTCCAAAATTATGATTTACATCACGATATCTTACATCTTCCTTGCCATAAATCTGACGACGAAATTCATTAGCATTTGCAATAACGTTTTTGATTGCCTGTCTAGAAATAATTCCTCTTTCACCAGACTTTGACTCATAAAGAGAAACCCATTCTCTCATGAAGACGCCAATTTCTGGCTTTTCATCATAGACGGCAGAATTGTTTGCAAGACGACGATAAGGATGCGTCATCCACCAGTTACCTGACTTGGCGTCTCTCATTCTTTCGTCGGTAAGATCAGAAAGAGAAATTAAGGCAGAACGACGAACACCACCGACAACAACAATGTCAGCAATCTTACATGCAAGATCATGTGCTTCTAGAGTTGTGATCTTTCGACCAGCAGCACGAATGAAAAGGTTCTTTGTAAATTCTAATAGGTCTACAAGAGGCTCTGGACCAGAAGAATTATGTGAAACAAATCCATTGGCAATAAAATTATGATTTGGTCCTTCCATTTCTAAATCATAAACTTCTTCTTCTCCTGCTTCTGTAATTTCAATAATTTCATCATACATCATATATTTACATGCATATGGATTACCAAAATAAATTCGTTTCATATCTTCTGCACGATGACATGAGATACAAAGATTTTGTAGATTATTTTCATTATTATTCCAAGGATCGCCATCAACATGATGACATTCAAATTCCACATTTTCTAATCCACAAATTTCACAAAAAAGAACCCCTGCCTTGTATCTTTTCACTTCTAATCTTTGACGTGAAGTTGTGTCAAGACAATCATCCTTAAATTGTGAAACTCTATTACATTCTTTACAACGAATTGCTCGTCTAGAAATGTTATCACCACAATCAATACAAATTCCAGTTTTTCTTTCTGTACTTCCATTAACAGCAATTTTATCACCAATATCAAAATCTGAAAGAAACTGATATTCTCCTAATTCATTCATAAATCGGTGATTTTCGGTGGCCTTAATTCTGTAACCTTTAGAAGTTACTAAATTATAAGTCATACGATTACCGTTATAGATTACTGATTTTATTTTATTTCTAAAAAATTCACCAGTATCTTCATCAAGTGAACGTAATTTCATTTGTTCAAATCGATGTGGAAAATTGATCTGAAGATCAAATAATTTTGCAAGAGTTATTTCATTATATCCTCTATCAACTTTTCGATCCTTGTAAACAATAGTATCGCCTGAAAGACAACGGCCACCCATAGTCTTTAGACGAGCACCAGCAGCACGCAACTGACTTACATCGTACTTCGGCACCTGTCCAATAAGAAGCAGGCTCATGAACTCTCTAAAGCCCTTGGCCCAACCTAGACGTGAGTCGTCGAATATGATAATAGTTTCGGAAGGAAAAAATTCATCTGGTAATTCTGGTAAATTCTTGATATATGCTGACTCTACAGAATATCCTACACCAGTTCCAGACATAAGAATTGCCATTTCTTCATCAAAGGACTTAATATCGTCCATTGGAAGATAAGCACAATTATAGATAGCAACGTTGTTCTTTTTAGCAGCAGGGCCAGCAGTCATCAATGCACGCATAGACGGCATAATGTCATGATTTAGAACAGCAAGTTCTAATTCTGGACGATAAGGAGTAATATCAAAGTTGTTTTTTTCCTTAAGAGATTCTTCAATAAAATCGAAATATCTCTTAACAGTTTCCGGCCAGCTTTCTCTACGCTTTTCCTTTTCAATATATCTAGAATAACGACTTTTATATATAAATTGTGAATATAATGAGTCAACGAACATTAGTTTCCTTTCTTTAATCTTCCTACAATCCAATTTTCTAAAATAGAAGAATTATTATTAATTCTTTTTTCTTCTATTCCATTATTGATCCAAATCATATTCGAAAAAGTTTTAGAAAGTTTTATTTTATGTTCATTTGATAAAATTTTACCAATTTGAGATTCGCTAATCTTTCTTTTACATTCTTTTGATCTTGGAATACCTATTTTCTTATTTCTTATTTTTTCTTTACATTCTTCTGTCTGATTTTTTCTATGATTATTTACAATTCTTTTCTTTACTGTATTTGATACAATATATGCATTTTTACCACCTACAGTTGAATTATATCCTTCGTTAAAAGAATTATAATATAAAATCCAATACACTTCTCTTTCATCTATTAAATCATTTGAAATATTTTCTTCAATAATTTCTATATTCCAACATTTTTCATTATATTTTTTTAAAGCATTGTAAAATTTAGTATTATAACCACTATTATAAGTAGACTTATAGATATGTGTCTTAAATCTAACATCAATAGATTTTTTTGTCTGACCTATATAAATTTTTCCGTTAATAGTATTGGTTATCTTATATATTAACATTATTGTTGTATTGGCTCGTTGCTATCTAGTCTAACAACTTCAAAGTATAGTTCATAAAAATATGAGTCGTCAAGCTTAATTCTTTTTCCATTGCATACTGGATAAGCACTCGTTTGTTGATAACTTATCCCATCTTTAGTGTAAAAAATAGTACACATCCCATTTTTATCTCAAATTTTGAGATAAAAATGGAAGTTTCTTCGGCGATCATTAAACAGTTTCCATATCAATGTCTGAAAGTGAAGGAAAGTGATCGACTAGATTTTCCCATGCTTCTCTTGCTAGGTCAATATGTTCTTGTTGTGTGCTTAGCTTCTTTTCGCCTGTTACAGGATCAACAGAGTGTCCCCAACCCCTTAGAGCGCACCAGTGGACCCATGAACGTAGGCTACCGGCCATGTAGATATGGGTAGGAGTCAAACCTTCTGGCAGGGCTGCACGAGCCTGTTCCTTGGCGATACCATTTTCAATGGCCCAATCATAGGCTTCTTTTGCTTTTTCAATTAGTTCTTTTTGAATAAAATTCCATTCTGTATGTAATTCTTTATTGTCAATTTTAATACTGGCCTGACGATTTGTCTTGTCCTGAAGACGAGCTTCACGTAGCACAAATTCCATCTTAGTAGGATCAGCATAACGCTGGCTGAATTCTTGAAAAGAAAATGAACGATGACGTAGAATTTGACGACCGATATCTCTTGTGGTATTAACGTCGCCAACAGCATGAACCATTTCGAATGGACTCCAATGCTTATTCTTGATTAGATACTTAAGAAGTTTCTTTGCAGTAAGTTTATTACCCTGATTTGTAGGATTTGATACTCTTGCTACGTAGGCTACGAATTCGTCTACTGTTAATCTATCACGATCATTGTTAGGTAATGCGCCATTTACATCAATTAATGGCTGTGTAATGGCAATAATTTTTGCGCTATTCAATTCAAATTCTCCTGATATGAGTTTTATTTATAAGTTAGGCTGATTTTCTAAAAAACAAAATCATCAACAAAATCAATAACTTAAGAAAATACTATAATAATTTAAAAAGATATTTTTAGAAAAGCTTCTAACCCTTTGAAGGTATTATCTTTTATTATTTCAATTATTTTTTCTGATGTCATTCCAGACAGAACCATACTGTTTATGTCCTTTTGACGTACAGTCTTAGGCCATACACAGACAGGAAATCCTTCTGCAATGGCTTTCTTTATCTTTTCTTTTGTAGTAAGTGAGTCGGGCTCGTTGTCATAGATAATGGTAAATTGTTCTTTATCAAACTTTCTGAAGTTTGATATAAGAGAACCACCAGATGTTGCTATACAATTAGGTAAGAACATACTATCTATGGGGCCTTCAACGACATTAGTATGTTCGTTTTTGTTCCATTTGTCAAGACCAAAAATCTTCGGTTTGCTTTCGTCGAGCACAATATTCACATATCTCAATTTAGAATTTGCTTTTATTGATCTACCAGTATATGCAAACATCTTCTTATTTTCATCAAAGAAAGGAATAAGTAATCGATCCTCGTCATACTCAAGAGTCTCGAACTTATTCGGTATAATAGAATTAGTAAACTTCTTGAAATTTGGACAAGAATAAATTCTAGAATGATATTCTTCAGGAATTTTTCTTGACTTTACATAAATCTTCATAGCATCGAAGTCTGATAGTTCAGTCACAGGAAAAAGATCATTCAAACGATCAGCGTTATAACTTTTAAACGTAGGAGTTACAACTTCGAAATCTGACTTCTTTTCTTTACCAAATTTTTCCTGTAGAAATTCGAGAAAGAGAGAATAATCGATTTGCTTTAAGAAATTAGTGAAGTTACCTACAGGAGCATTACATTTATGACAATAAAAAAAACTTGTATTATTTTTACTTATAATATAGGCTCTAGCCTTTTTAGCAGATTTATTAGAATCATTACAAAATGGGCAAGAAAAATTGTAAAGATTACTACTCTTACGTTTAAAATTTCTTAATCTACCTGAGACAAAAGACAAATATTTTTCTTCTAGATAATCCATAACTTACAACTATAGGTAATATTAAACGATGGCATGGGGAGAATTGTAAATTTAAAATGTAAATATGTTGTGTGTAGGACGAGTTGCGGCGACGTAAAGACACTGGAATGCTTCACGATCCTTATGGTTAGCAAGAATGTCCTGCTGATCTATATAACAATTCTTCAATGTTGAACCTTGTGCTCGGTGTGCAGTCAAAGCGTAGCCATATCGAATATAATCAAAGCTTTTCTTTGTCTTCCAAAATTCGGCCCATGCAGATCGACGAGCACCCGGAGTTTTAGCCATCTTGGCTATGGTAGCCTTGTCAGAAAGAGCAGCATTCAACTCGGCTTCATCCTGAGCAATCTGCAATATGATTTTGCTTTCACCACTAACTTCAAGATTCCACGTATTTACATAACGACCGTCTACTTTGACTCGACTTTCACTTCGCTTTTCAATAATGTATTCATCATCGACGTTAGAGACGATTACCTCGTCTCTTTCTACCGGAGCAGCAATAAGAATAATCTCGCCTTCATTATAAGGTGTGGAATATCCTAAAGAACTTCGGATCAGTCTATTATATTCGGCGATTGTTTTATTTCGCCATGCAATAACTTTGGTTTCCTGAAAGTTTATATCCATCACATTTTTTAGAATGTTTTGAACAAAATCTTCATGTGATGGAAATAAGTGTACACCTTCACCTTCACTATTAATATCATGTTCGATAGGAGAAAGAAAGTCTTTATTAAATATACAAGCCCTTAACTTTGTTGCAAGATTAAGAAGCTCATTGTCGTTTCTCATTACTTTCTTCAGAACAGAAACACACTTTTCATCTTTGGTTAAAGACCATACTGGACTAACGACTTCACCGACAGGAGGTAACTGTGCAGGATCACCTACAAAGATAATACGTAAAGTGTGATATCGTGCTACAGCATTCAAAATATTCTTTAGCAAGTCGCTTCCAATCATGGAAGCCTCGTCGATAATGATAATTGAATTTTTTGGAAAGTAAGGTTCACGACCTGAAGGCGTAAGAATGAGCTTATCTTCTTCTTCGGTCATACGAAGCCCTAGAAGGCTGTAAATTGTTTTGGTAGTTCTGTCCATCGTAGCAGACAAGACCTTTGTAGCCTTGTTCGTTGTGGCAGTAAAGAACAGATTAGAGTAATCGCTCTTTGCAAGCATTCCTAAAAGATAGGACTTTCCTGTACCAGCGAAACCGGCTAGAATGTAATACTTTTCATGGGAATTTTTGATCCAGTCATTGAGACTGGACCATGCTTTAGACTGATCATCTGATAACAAAATTTATTCCTTAAATGATTCTTTTAGAGATAATTCTAATCTCACAAGACCTAGAATAATTCCTAGTCGATTTTGACCTAACCAATTCTTTTCATCAAGAATACGGTCATCATCCTCGGCTAAACCAACACCCCAAATCTTATCAATAGGACTAGCTTCTACCAGAATTTTATCTCTTGTGTCAAGCAAATTGTGCTTGAAGTCAAGATTTTGTGAAAATTTTAAATAACATGCATCAAACATGACTTTATTACAGACTTTATTCCAAATTTCAGGATCGAAGTCTTTAACCTTCTTTCCTAGAGCCTTTGCAGCCCTAGCGTCAGGAGCATTCAAAATTTTGTGGTATGAAACTACATCCTTGAAGACAAGGGCCTTATGAAGCATAAAGTACTGTTCTGATGTATGAAATTCTAATTCTTCACCTAGAACAGTTGTTTTAAATGGAGCCCAAACAAAATTACTTAGAAATGAACCCCAAAAGTAAATATGTGTATCTGTAACTCTCATGATAACCTCGAAATGGAGACTGGTAAGGGAAACGCACCCTTATAAACGATTTTGCAGATCGTCACATTACTACTCTGTCAACCAGTCAGAAAATGGCACTAGCGGAAGGTAATGCTCCTTCACCGTCTGGTTCACAGCCAGACATGCAGAACTTCTACAACACTACTAGCATAAAGTCAAATATTAAATGGTCGTCTCGGAAAGATTCGAACTATCAACCTCTCCGTTCGTAGCGGAGTGCTCTGGTCCAGTTGAGCTACGAGACGTTAATTTTTTTGCATACGTATCTGTTTGACTATGGCAATTAGGACATAAAAATTGTAAGTTATCAAGACGATTATCTCGGTTATTACCATTCTTATGATGTAACTGTATATTTAATAATTTACCATTCCAAAATGGACCTATACCACAATCTTCACATTCGTATTTTTTAATATTTTCACTAATCAATTTATTTTTAATCGATCCATTATTTCTAGATTGATTAATTTTAAATTTAACAATATTCTTTTTCTTAGATCGAGATTTTCTTACTAAGTCATCTTTCCAAGAATCTACAATTTTTTGAGTATGTTCTTCTGTTAACTTACGACCAGTTAAATTTTCACTAACTCTATTATTTATTTCTTTTCTTTTATTTCTAGTAGAAAAACCATTAGCACATGATCTAGAACAAAATCTTCCAGACCCATATACGCCATCATGTGGCTTACTACAATATTCACAATACATTCGAACCTCCATCTTTCTTTGGAGTATTTATATAAGTTCGAATGTTAATTCTTATTTAATAAAATTTGGAAAGTTTTTTGTAATAGCAGTCCAAAATTCTTTAGCAGCTTCATCAGGAGTATAATCTCCTAGATAAACTACTTTACCTTGTCTGTCAATAGCTACAACATCATTAAGAACAATTAGCCATTCACCTTTTGGTGTGTTATAAGATCGATTTCCAATAGACAAAAATAACGCAGTATGCGAATTTATACTTGACATATTTAAGTCAGACTGATATAAATTTCCAAAATTCATTTACATTCCTTAAATGGCGGAGACAGTAGGATTCGAACCTACGGGAGGCTTTTTAGGCCCCCAACGGTTTAGCAAACCGCCGCTTTCGTCCACTCAGCCATGTCTCCATTATAAAATGGTACTCCGAAAAGGATTCGAACCTTTGTCTAGCGATTATCGGTCGCTTGCTCTACCATTGAGCTACCAGAGTATTAATTATTAATCGTCATTACAAAATTTGTAAAGAATAATACTAAGAGTATTCCCATTATTGTTGAGACTCTTGCATAATCTGTATGATTAATGTTATCTAACGCATCGGATAACACTAGAAATCCAAAAACATTGATAGCTATCCAACTTATAACTGTTACTAACCCTGAAATTCTTGTAAAAAACCCAACAAAAAATGCTTTTACTAAATTCATAATGAACTCCAAAGAAATTATTTTCTACCTTTAATATATCCTTTATTTATCCACTCGTCAAGGCATTCTTTTTTTATTTTTTTACTATCTTGACCATTTGTCACCCAACATGTTCCAAATTGTGAATTTTTGTTGCCTTGTTGATGTTGAATTTTTTCATAAGTCATTTTTCGTTTTTCGAAAACTTCTTTTGAAAGAGACTGTGAATTATTTTTAAAATAAATGTTCTTATGTATTCCGTTTTTATGAGCTTTTATTACGCTGGCTATAAGCCTATGATTCGGTACTCTTAGATAGTCATTATTACGGTTTGCAGCAGCTTTTTTAGCATGTGCTTTATGGTCGCGATGTTTATTAATATAACCAAATCCACCTTGTCCACCAGAACAAAGATTGTATGATACAATTTTATCTTCAATTACTAGTATCTTCTCGGCAAGATTCATCTTGTCTTCTGTATCATATATCTCTATAATTTCTTTAGTAAAATTTTGAATTCCGTATTTTTTGATAGCTCTCTTAAGCCATTTTCCCGAACCAAAATAACCATCATCAAGATTTTTAGTTTGATGCTTACCAATGTAAAATTTACCATTGATATTATTTGTGATTTTATATATAGTGTAAAAAATTGCTAAACCTCCCGTTCGATAAAAGTCTTATTATGCTATTTATCGAACGGGAGTGCTTATGTACTCCGTCAGTGAATCGAACACTGTCAATATCTCGGTGTAAACGAGAAGCCGTCCCATCTGGCCCACGGAGCAAATTAGAATGTGAATATAGCCTTATTTATAAGGTCTGTCAATCGTTTTGTATAAAAGATGACGGAATTTTTTGAAAGGTTATGAAAACTCCAATTTTTCTTAGAGCTACAGCACATGCAAAACATGCAAGTAAAAGTCTGGCAGATGATATGTCATAAGGAACATCATAATTTTCTAAAACATCTGCTATCATTAACATGGAAATTACGATATGTAAATAGAGAGATAACTGATTTATGACGACACCAAATGAATCTGATCTATTTTCAGTTAATGATGTCGCAAGATAGGCTCTCTGCCAGATTGAAAAAATGAAAATTGATATTGCAGAGAAAAATTCTATATAAGCCCATACATGATTTGTATATAATGGACTTAGAAGAGTATTGAATTCATTAATAAATTGTGTATTCATAAAAAATTAATCCTTCTTCTTGCCAAATTTTGACATAATAGTATCGATTGTTGATTCTATTATAGATGAAAAAGAAGTGATTTGTAGGTTTCTAATGAAAAACCAAGTTAATTCGACGCCGAACATTGCAGCAAAGAAACTTGTAGGCAATTGAGGTAGACTTATATACTCAGCATGTACTAATTGTGATCCGAATATTCCCCATCCTAATCCTATTAAAATATGTACAATTACAACTCCAACACTATAATCCTTACCAAAACTGATAGTAAGTAATGAACCGCTAATAGACACAATCCATACACCTACAGAAGGTTCTATTGAATAAACAATAGAAGCAAAAAAATAAGTAATTACCCCAAAGATAATTTTAAGAAAAGCTATTGTTGAATCCATCAGGTATATATCCTTAAGAATTTGAATCAGTATACTTTGAAGAATTCTTATCTTTCAAAGAAATTACCTGAGGTTTTCCTCTTGCCATTATCTTCTTTTTCAGAGATAGTATAGGATCAAAGGTATCGATAGGCCCTGTTCCTGATGTAGATGAAGATGTTCCCATAGCATTTGTAGGGGCTTCTTCTTTTAAAAATCTGTCTAAAATCTTTTTTGTAATATTATTCATGATGTCCTCTTTTTATATATTTATAAAATAGAGGCATTTTTAATCTTTTGAATTATTATCAATCAAACGTAGTTTTTCTACTATTTTCCAATCAAGTTCTATCGAAATCGTGTCATAGTCTTTTCCATTTATAGCAAAGACTTTTTCAGGAAGTAAATTAAGATAAAGTAGGAATGGTTTGATGTGCGTGATCTGAGGATACAATTTTAAAAATATTATTCTACATAAAAATTGTGGGCCGAATACATTATTGAGAATAATAATATGATTTAAAATCAATCTTTCAAAAAGTATGTCTTTTTTTAAGTATCTCGTCAACAATTTTTTAATATATTTTATATGTTGCAAGTCAGACATAAACTCGTCCGTACTCTGACAATGTTTGTTACGGTAATGCTTCGCACATTCAAGTAAAAAATTATCTTCTGTTAAATTTTCTAGTATCATTAATGTTTAAACCTACAAGTTATCTATAGATTTATTTATACACAATATTAAAAGGATGATAATGTAATTCTTTTGATCTGATTATTAGCTACTCCAACATAGATATACGTTCCATCAGACCATATCTTACCTACAGTAGTATTCTGAGTACTATTTGCTGGCGTAGTTATATCACCTATTACCAAATCTGTAATATTAAGTGTAGTATTTACATACAAATTGGCAATTGGAACAAGAACAGTATTTCCAGTAGTATTTGACCATACTACAACCTGATCAGTATTATCTGGTATTAGTTTTAATTGAATATTGTTTATTCTTATTGATGAATTGCCAGCCAATGGTTTACCTTTCTTAGATAAAAAAATACTCTTGTAAATTCTTACAAGAGTATTTATATTTTAAATGAAATGATAAGGTCTTATCGACCAATAGCTGTATAGGTAAATGTTGGTGTCCCGGCACTAGAAGTTACAACACCCTTTGTAGTATTTGATGAACCTGAGATAATATTTGCTTGACCTAAGACAGTAAATGAATAACATGCTGTAGGAAATGGTACAGCAAATTGTACTGTATTTCCAGTTGTATTTGCTACACCTGTTCCCCATTGAAGAATAACGCCACCAGAAACTACTGTATAACCATTAGCTGAAGATGAATTAACTGTAGAATTACCGTATGAATTAATAGTTGTATTTCCAAGAGAAATACCATAAGTAAATACGTTGGCGAATCTAGAAGTTGTAAGACCAATATTGTCGTTTAGATCGGCACTAGGAGCCAAAACGAAACTATTTCCTGATGTATTCTGTGAACCTAGAACCGTAACACCTAGATTAAGTAATGAAATAGGTTGTAGAAGGTTATTTGCTGTTTGTGTATAAGTATTTGTTACGCCTGCTGTTGACATTTAATTCTCCTTTTATTTTTATTTATAATTATGAGTGATTAGGGAAAGCAGCAGTATTCTGGGAAGAATTACCAGTCATTGATCCGTAAGATACAAGAACTTCATTTTGTACTCGTCCTGCACGACCGCCTAATACAGCAGTAGCAGCAAAGTTAGAACCATTAGCTGCTCCACCAGTAGTATTAGAAATTGTTACAGCAGCGTAAGCAACATTAGGGAACAAACCACCATTATTACTGAAGCCTGTTAATGAAATAATGCCACCAGTAGAATTTGTTGTGACTACAGCAGAACTATTTACACAACCAGCAGACCCTTTGATATGTACGACGTCAAGATTTGAATATCCTGTACCTGTATTGCTCATCGTGATATTAATGACTGGACCCATACCAGACTTTCTTAATACCCAACCCGGAGAAGATACATTTTTAACATTAGCAGCTTCGGCTACAGCTAATTCGGTAGGTGTTACACCATAAATTCCAACTACAGTATTGTTTATGAAAGCACTAGGAGTAGTATTAACATAAAGATTGGCAGTAGTATTTACTGATGAATTTGAGACATGGTTTACAAGTACTGTAAACTTTGGTGTATTTGAAACGGCTGCACCGTTAGCTCCCCATAATGGCATTTTTGTAATCCTTTTCTAATTGTTTCTATTATTTATTAATAGTCTTCTTTTCTTAATTGAAGGATTGCAAATGCATAATCTTTAAGCTCTGGTCGTGCATTTGGATCGGCAATAATCCCTTCAGGAAAGTATACTGCCTTCATTCTTTCTGTAGCAGTTAAAACATATTCTTCACCTTCTTTTAAAGGAGGATGAATTATTACTTTAGATTTGTTTTTGTTTAGAACAATTTTTTTCATCTTTTCTTTTTTATCGATATCTTCAAGTATAGAAAACAATTTACTAGGTGTAATAGTTTCTTTTGATTCGCGAATAGATGCAGACTTAGAAAGAATAGAATGTACAGTTCCCATAGGAATTGCTCCTTTATGTCTAGGAACAGCTATAACTTTATCGGATTTTTCATGTGAATATAGATCATGCTCGGTTCCTTGTCTTTTAAGTTTCCATCCTCTCTTGGATAGTTCCTTTTTAAGACCATTAGCGTCTAAATTCATTCTTCCTTCGTCGATCATAGATGCACCTTTTATTTTTATTTATTATTTGATCTTCTTAGAATTCATCTACATGATCGTCTGGATGATGTTCAAATCCATAACCAGTTTTAGGAGCCTGATGCAAAGCTTCTGGATGGTGCTCACCAATATATTCTGACCACTTATGGTGTGCTGTTTCGGCATGTGAACCTACTTTAGATTTCATATTGACTGATAAGTTTTTGGCTTCATTTTCATTAAGACGTTGGCGTGTCAACCATGTAATAGCCTGTATCTGATGAGGTTTAATATCGACTTTATCTCTCTTAGAAACATGTTCGGCAGCTTGCTTATAGGCAGTAGATAATTCGTTATATCTTTTCTTTCCTTTTAATCCGGAAGATGCATAAGCATGGTCTGGTGCTCTTTTTCCAGCAGCTACAGAGAAGGCATGACGGTCAACACATACTCTCGGATTCTTAGGATCGGCGTCACCACCATGCTCGATAAGATGACCGAAAGTACGAATCTTATTTCCTTTGAGAATGTTGTCGTAGTGCTCACCTTTTAACATGCGATCAGCGTTCCCCTTTTGAAGATTGGAGGCGAAGACACCGCTACGTGGACCACCTAGAGGGATTTTAGTTCTTGCCACTGTAGAGGCTGTTAGAAGGTTCTGAGCCCAATGCGTTTGAGGGGAATAATTGGCTATCAAGCCAGACATAACATGGTGCGGAACTTTATAAGTACTGGACAAAGACTTGGCGACGTTGTGAGCTTCTGAATACCAATTCATACCAGCAGTACGTTCATTTTCATTTGACTGATCGTAATGATTTACAATATTTTTAAAATGAACAGGATTTTGCTTATGCCAAGCATCTGATTCGCCTGATTCAATCTTTTGTTTGATTTCTAATAGAATTTCTTGTAAATATTGCATTTTTGATTCCTTTTAAATATTTTTTTATATTTATTAATTAAATATTTTTTAAAACAAAAAAACCCGCAGCTTTTTTAATAGCTGCGGGTTGCAATATAGATTAGGTGCTTAAATATTAACCGTTTAAAAGCTTTTGACCAAAAAATTCATCAGATATCTTTTCAACGAGTTCAGTATATCCTCCAATGACTTCATTGTCAATAACAATTATAGGAAATGTTTTCATTGTAGGAAAGGATCGTCTGATTTCTTCTAGTGAAATATCGACATTTAGAATATATTCATTAAAAGTGATCTTTCGATTTGCTAAAAGTGTCTTTGCTCTTGTGCAAAAGACACAATTATCTTTTGTGTATACGTTAATCATATGTTTCCTTTTTTGATTATTTATACGTCTCGATCACCTTCATAAAAGGCTACTGCAATTGGAAACCTATATGAACCATCAGGAGTTACATTCTGATAACGAATTGTAGCTGTCTTAGGAGGACTAGTACGGTTAAAAAGCTCTCTAGCAAACTGCTGATTACCCTTGATACCAGCAGAGAATACTACACCAGCCTTTGACTTGCAAGAGACTGACTTGGCATAACCGGCCCAATTTCCCTGACCTTCAAGGATTTCTAGAACTTCGAATTCCTCGTCGATGAATTCTTTACGCTTAATCAGACCCTTAGAACGCTTATTTTCATATAGTGATCCTGAAATTCTAATGATTTGACCTTCGTAACCATCCTGAAGTAATGATGCATATTCAGCATCAAGTTCAGTACTATTATAAATTCCTATTGTATGAACAAATTTAATACATGGATCAGTCAAAACTTCTGGATAGTAACCATGAATACTAGCACTTCTTGTATCAAAGCCAATTCCTTCATCTAAATTATCATAAATATGATATTCGATCATTTCTTTGGACTTAGCCAAATCTTTTGGTGTTGGCTTAGTCTGACGTGCAACAGAAAGTAATTCGTTAAAATTATCTTTCAAATTATGATTGTAAAGCTCACCATCTAAAATCAGATCAGGACGAATATTAAAAATTGGCTTTAGTGCTTCCTCGATATGAGGACATGAAACAATTGGCTTTCCCTGACGTGAAAATAGACCATTGGCAGTTGCAATACAACGCATACCATCAAGCTTAGGTTGAGAAAAAACTTCTGTCCAATTATCATTCCAACCCTTGAATGAAGAAGCAAGCATAGGTTCAATAATTTTTGAACCCTGCTCAACGTCTTCCTTGTTACGATGATACTTACGAGCCAACTTCTTTTCGTAAAGAGCAAGTACTTCGGCCTTGGCTTGTTCTGAGTCGGAAGTTTCGTTCTTCTTTCCCTTGTTCTTGCCGGTAGCCTTCTTCCATTCAGAAGTAACTAACTGCCCATTTTCAATACCAGAAACAGTACGATATACATCATCTTCCTGCTCCATATACCAAATCCGAAGATTTAAGTTTTCGTCAATATGATATAGTGTATCGTACTTCATTTTTCACTCGTCATTCTTCAAGAGGTAATTATTGCTGATAGCCTTAAAAGAGAATTGGTGCTGATTTGACTTATACACAATTCCCTCGGCAGGAAGACCATTATACATGGTTTTATCTGCCAATGCAAGAGCTTCTTCTTTTTCTGGATATCTTGCGTTATAATCCAAAATAGGAACATGTTGCAATTCATGACAATATGTTGCAAGAAAACCACATCTTTCAATCGGTGTAAGATATCTCTTATAATCGATATGATACACATCAAAAATGAAAAAATGGTGCTCCTTCAATTGAGCACGATTATGGTTTACACCCGGTCCTACAAGCTCACCCTGTAAGGCAAAGTTGCGGCCTAATGTAAGATAATCACGTAGCTCAAGCTTGTTAGCCATTTGCCAATAAAGATTTTCGGCTTCCTCGGTCAAATCCCAATTACGACTGCACACACCAAAGTTTCCTTCGTTGTAATAGACAGTCATTGAAGAACCATCAAGTTTTGTAGTTAGCTCAAATGTATCATCACCATACAGATTACGTTCTTTATATGTAATATTCTGAATACGTTCCTGATCTGTCTTTGGAATGAATAGAGGAAAGTTTCCCTTTACTCGTCCTGTCAGATTTGATGGAAGCGGCTGTTCATACTTCTTGACACCAAGCCATTCTGTGACATCATCGAATTCCTCGACAGTGCGAGTTGCACCACCATAAAATACAAGCGGTGCTTCACCACGAATAACCAGATCAGGATACTCGTTTAGAGGAATAATAAGTCCCTGTGAAAGCTCACCACGGAGCTTCATTGACTTGATACGGAACCCGTCACCAAGGTTGCTGGTTGTCCTGAAACATCCGTTACGAAGGAATTCGTAACGTGGATCGACTGGCAAAAACGAATCGACCTCGAAATACACCACTAGGTCGCCAACCTTGTGAATATCCTTCTTGACAATAATATCCCAACCTTGAATTTCTGCAATCTCAAGGGTATCTGCATTAGGATGCACGCGAAGATTGGTAATCTTCTTGATACTTGCTAGTTTACGTGTAATGTCGTTCATAATCATACTTTCTTTTTTGTCACTGGTGATGCAATCGTTCCCAAGTATCTATATTCATTAAAAATAGATTTTACTTTTTTCATAGCTTCTTCTTC